TACCACCAGTTACAATCTTGACTTCATCTGTTCCAAACTGCAGACCTGTATCGGCGTCTGCCCCCGTAATACCTGGATTTGCGGTGGTATTAGTACCGTCAATACGAATAGCCATAATTAAACAATCACCCAAGTAGAACCAGTAGGAATAGTAACAGTAACGCCACTGTTAATTGTAACAGGACCAGCAGTTAAAGCATTTTTATTAGAAGTAATGCTGTAATCGGTAGTCACAACTTGATCGTTTTCAAAGAAAACTTGATCATTAGCACCGCCTTTAGCTCCTCCTGCAAATCCCCAGCTCAAAGTGCCGGTAAGATCCGATACAAGTGCTTTACCAGCAGTATCAGGAACATCTGTTGGTAAAGTTAGAGTGTAAGATCCAGCAATGTCATCACTTAGCGGAGCCGAGATTTTGACGAACTCTGCATTGTCGTCAGTGTTAAACTTGATGTTACCAGGAGTGTCGGCTTGAGTACCGCCAATTGGTGTATCCTGGTTACCTCTAATTACAACACCACCAGTTTCCTCTGGGCGAATATAGATGTCACCATCTTGTCTACCTGCACGTAATTCCCCTGCAGGAAGATAGACAGTACCGGTTGTCCTAAGCTGAATAGGACGGGTATAATTGCCGTTTAAGTCAGCTACCCCAATGGTAAAAAGATTGCTAGAACCAGTTCTACTAAGAATTAAATCTCCATTAGGAATATGGACTTCAATATCCCCATTCTGGACAGTTGTAGTAATTCTGTTATTATTTACATCCAGCTCACCACCCAGCTGAGGAGTCTGATCCGACAGCAAGTTAAAGGCAATAGAACCTTCAGGAATGGTAACAAAACCAAGCTGTTGATCAATCTCAAAGATCGGGTCATCAGTTTGATTACCACCAATTTTGAACTTACCGTTGTGGTCAGTAGTAGCAGTCCAAACTTTACCGTTGTTAGATTCAGTGATCTGTTTGGTTTCATCTGGTACACCACCGTTCTCAGGCAGTGCGGAGTAGTCAGTACCAGAACCAACGTATTCCATCGTGTGACCACTAGAAGCGATCATAGAACGAAGGAAGAACGAAGCAGTAGCAGGAGTACTTACAGCACCATTAAGACCAAGGTTCTCACTACGGTTGCTTGGATTAGGACGACTAATAGTAACGTCCCAGCCAGCACCATTAGCAGTTGCAGACAGAATAGGATAAATAATACTATTCAGCTCAACAAGCATGTTGGTCTGAGGACGAGTAGCAGTACCGTGCCAAGATGCATCAGCAACAGGCGCATCAATGGTAAAGGTAATGTCACCGTCTCCAGCAGCAGTAGACAAAGCTGCAGTAAAAATAGCAGTCGTAGATTTACCATCAGCAACCAGTGCCTGATCACCAAAGTCAGTAGTAGAAGCAGCCAGGTTAGCCTGACCACCATTCAAACATTTGATGTGATACTTATTGAAGAATGCGTAGCTACTTGTACACTGAACATAACCGTTGTTGGTAACAAGGATACCAGGACCATTAAGACCAACGTGGGTGTAGCTGTCACACACCATCGAACGCAGGGGACTATCGTCGTGTGGTGTAGCACCGTTGATAAGCAGACCACCACCAGTAGGAGCGGAATCGGTGTCACCAGCTTGACCACCAGCAGGGTTATGAATCAGGTAGTTAGCACTTGCCGGATCATTCTCAATCTCACTATCCGAGAGGTTAGTACAGTTTTGGATGTACGGAGATTTGGTAACATATGCATCCTCATAGAATGCAAAGTTCCAACCTTGAGTTGTAGGTAGAGTAGCGTCAAGAGTGTTACCCGTACCCGTACCAGCCTTAACACCAGTAAGTGTCAGACTAGAAATGTACGAACCACTGTTCAGTTCAAACAGAGTATTAGTTTGAGTTGCAGGGGTAGGATGCACAATGCAGCTACGCAGTGACTGACCAATAATAGAAACGTTACGACGCTTAATTTGGATAGGTGCAACTTCAGGGTAAGCACCAGCAGCCACAACAACGATCTGTCCATCACCATCACCAATTACAGTAATTTGAAGACCAGAACCAGAACCGCCAAGATTAGCAGCATCAGCAGACAAAACGTCACCAATACTGTAATTTTCAAGGGTAGCAGTACTATTAACCGTGACAGCAGTTACAACACCAGAGGCATTGACAGTGATGTTAGCAGTCAAACCAGTACCGTTACCACCAGTCAAAGCGACAGTGCTATAGGAACCTTCGACGTAACCAGAACCACCAGAGGTGATTTCAATGTCAATTTCGGCGTTGATCTGCTCAATAGCAGCCTTAATGGTTTCTTTGGGGGCACTAATACGGTGACCAGTACTTGCATCGTCACCAGTAGGGTCTACATAAATAACATTAGTTTGTTCACGGAATGCACCACCAGAGCTAACAGCAGTCCAACCAGAACCGTTCCAAATAGACAACGTAAGGTCGTCATCATTTTGGAGCCAGGTCTTACCTATTTCGTAATCACTACCAGATGGTGTAGATAGTTGAACAAGAGTATCAAACCGCTTAGCAGCAGCACTGGAAGTGAAAATGCTGGTATCAGCCGGAGCAGGGGAACCTGCATTTTGCTCAGCAAGATTGATGATATCCCCAGCTTTAATGCGATCAAGATCAACAGAACCTGCGCCAATCCCCAGGGTAATTTGCCCACCACTGGTAATTTTAGTCAGACCAGTGCTATCAATAAGGATGTCATCCGTGATAGCAGCGTCGATCATGTCATCGATCTTAGCCGTAGTAGCAATTGTGGTGTCGTTATTAGGGTTGGCTTCTGCCGACGTAACAATGTCAGCATCTTTTATTCTATCAAGATCAATAGAACTAGCCCCAAGACCAAGAGTAATAGTCCCGTCACCATCGTCAGTTACAGTAATACCGGTACCATCAGTACCAATGTCATTAGTGATAGCAAGGTCAATTTGATCATCAATTGCAGCAGTAGTTGCAATCGTATCATCGTTGTTTGCCCAAGTTTCGGAAGATGTAATAGTTTCACTTAATTCATCTTGGAAACGGGCATCAATAGCAGCGGTGGTGGCGATGTGATCATTGTCACTAACCCACGTTTCACCACTTTCAATCGTTTCAGCTGCCTCATCTTGGAACCGCTGATCCATAGCAGCGGTGGTAGCAATCTGAGTATCAGAGCTAACCCACGTTTCGTCGCTATGGATAGTATCGGTTTCGTTGTCCCAAGTGTAGTTCTTAATTTCTTGAACAGCAAAGTTATTCTGTTCAAAGTTTTGGTTAAGGTCTTGAGCACGGATAGATGAACCTGCAAAGAACGTGCTCTTCAGTTCATCAATATCCGTGTCACGATAGATCCTGATTGCTACACCCGAAGCGGGTGCAGAGTTAAACAGGATCGTAGTAGCGTTGGCAAAAGAATATGCAGTTGTAATGGAACCGTCAAGACTTACCTTGACATCATCCTCATCAATGTATTCAAATGTTAGAACATAGGAAGTGGTAGAACCATCCCCAGTAAAAAAGTTTTCAGTTACAGCCATTTACGCTAGGTAAGTAATTGGGAATGGGTGGATTAAGGATTAGCCAGTCGGCGAATTTTTCGACACGTTGTTCGGTCATACGTCCAACTTCTTGGGCACTTTTAACGTCTCCGCGACCCATCATTTTATCAGCCAGTTGTTGACCGTAGATAGCTTCACGAATTTCAGGGCGTTCATCAAACAGTCTTGCTTCAGCTTTTTTCTTAGCATCATTTATAATGCGATTCAGCTCTTTATAAAGATCAGACTTTTCGTTTTTAATTTTAACTTCTTCAAAGGTAACACCAGAACGGCGGAACTCTTGCAACTCTTTAAGTTCAGTCTTAAAGCGTTCTTTGTCCATAATACCTTCAATCTTTTTATAAAGTTTCTGTTCGCCAATCAGTTCACCAAGGCGTTCACGGGTAGGAGCATCATATTCATAACCACCTTCAGAAGAGAACCGAAGACGGCTAATACCGTCGAAGCCAGTGCTTAACAGCCATTTACGCCAAGGCTCAGCACCGTCGCTAACTTTGATAGGACTAATAGCATTTAAGGTACGAAGGAATGGATTATCAATGTCATTCAAGGGGTTACCAGTCCACAAATCGATTTGTTTAGGCAACGTACTAGACAAACCAGGCAGACGGTTCTTGACAAGACCTTCCAAATCCTTGTAAATATCCTTTTGTGCAGAAGTGATAGCATTGCTAACAATGCCAAGGTTACCAGATTGAGGAATATAAGTGCGGATCGTGTTGGCAGTCAAACGGTTCCAAGCATTCTCATCACCGTTAAGTGCTGCCAAGAACGGCTCAACACCTTGCAAAGGGGTATTATTGATAAAGGTGGCAGAAAGGGTCCAACCAATTTTATCCATAAGATCTTCGGTAGCAGCTTGACCAATATCATTTTGATAATAAGCTATATCGCCAATCAACGTGAACAGCGGATCAATCATGGGAATACCTTTAAAGCTTACCCACTTACCACCAATGTTGATAGTCTTTTCACGCCAACCGTAATTATCCCGAAGTTTTTGACGTTCAGATGCGTTAACAGGACCATTACCACGGATGTTACCACCCATAGCATAGCCGTACATGCTAAGAGCAGTAGCTGTACCAAGTACAACCCGACCTTTATATTCTGCTTGAAGTTTCTTATAAATAGCCATAGCATTAGGCGTAGCATCAAAGTTCTTG